ATTATGAAATGAAGAACTATGCTTATGATTTCAACATTTCAACACCACCAGATTTAAAGAATTGGATGTCTTGTTTGGGTTGGTGTGCAAAAGCGGTTGATTCATTAAGTGATAGACTTTCATTTAGAGAATTCAAAAATGACAATTTCCAATTGAATCAAATATTTCAGTTGAACAATGCTGATATTTTATTTGACAGTGCTATATTAGGAGCTTTGATTGGTTCGTGTTCATTTATTTATGTTTCAAAGGATAATAGCGGATATCCAAAGTTGCAAGCAATTGATGGATATAATGCAACAGGTATTATTGATCCAGTAACTTATTTAATGACAGAAGGATATGCTGTTTTATCAAGAAACAGTGATGGAACAGTTGCTTCTGAAGCTTATTTTACAAAGTCATATACAAATTTTTATGAAAGAGGAAAATTAGTTAGAACAATACCGCATAATTTACCATATTGTGCATTAGTTCCAGTTGTATTTAGACCAGATTCAGTTAGACCATTCGGACATTCAAGAATATCAAGAGCTTGTATGTCAATAATCGGTTCAGCAATGAGAACTGTTAAAAGAAGTGAAATTGCTTCAGAGTTCTTTAGTTATCCTCAAAAATATGTAACTGGATTATCTGAAGATGCTGAAATAGCTGATAAATGGAAAGCAGCAATTTCAAGTATGATGTCATTCACAAAAGATGAAGATGGAGACAAACCGACAGTTGGCCAATTCCAACAACAAAGTATGGAACCACATACAAATCAATTGAGAATGTTTGCATCATTATTTGCTGGAGAAACAGGATTGACATTAGATGATCTAGGATTCGCAACTGAGAATCCATCTAGTTCAGAAGCAATTAAAGCTGCACATGAAAATTTAAGACTTGTTGCAAGAAAAGCGCAAAAGAAATTTGGCACATGTTTCTTAAATGCTGGATATATTGCAGCTTGTATGAGAGATAATATTGCTTATTCTAGAGATGTTATATATGAAACAAAGCCAGTTTGGGAACCAGTATTTGAACCAGATTCAGCATCATTAAGTTTAGTTGGAGATGGCGCAATAAAAATTAATCAAGCAGTTCCTGGATATTTTAATGGTGAAACATTAAGAGATTTAACTGGTATTGAAGGAGCTGAATAATGGCAGTAGATATTGCTCCAGAGTTATTAGAAAAAATAACTAAAAGATTCAATGAATTATTTGAAAATGACAAAGCAATTCGTAGTTTATATGAAGCAATAACAAATGGAACAGCAACTTATTATGATGCAAATGAATTTGCTATCAAGGTTGGTGGCCTAATGTCTAAGGCATTTAGAGAATTCATTGATGTTAATTCGTTGCCTGATGGGAAGTTCTATTACAATATCGCAAAGAGAATATTTGAACCTATGTTAAACACAGATCATGATTTGATTGCTGATTATTGTGTAGAAGTTCAAAAGTTATTAAATCAGTCAGCAAAGGTTGGCATGAATCCAATTAAACCAGCTATCAATGATGATAGGGTTAGAGGAATAATTGATAAAGTATCAAATGCTGATAAGTTAGAAGATGTTGAGTTTATGCTTGATGAACCAATAATTAACTTCAGTCAGTCAGTTGTTGATGATTCAGTTAAAGCAAATGCCGACTTTCAATATCGTTCTGGTCTTAAACCAAAAATAGTTAGAACCGTAATGGGTAATTGCTGTAAGTGGTGTAGGAATATAGCTGGAACATATGACTATTATGAAGTTAGCAACACTGGGAATGATGTATTCAGAAGACATGCATATTGTAGATGCACAGTTACATATGTTCCTGGAACAGGTTATAAGCAAAATGTCTATACAAAGAATTGGACAAAAGATGATGTTGCTCAAAAGAATTATAGAAAGGCTTATGAAGTAGAAACACAATCAAAAATTAGAAGATAGTTTGTGAGGTTGCCAATGAAAATAAAAAACAAATCACCGATATTTAATTTTGCTCATAACAAAACATAGTTGTGGCAAAAGAAAATAAACCTAAAACAGTTAAAAAGAAAGAAACAAAAAACAAAACTGTTAAAAGAGGTCAACAAACACCAACAAGCTCATATGTGTTGCCATATAAAAAGACATTTGGCCAAGATGCAATTGACTTATATAACAAAACAAGTAGAGTTGCACAAGAATGGCAAGAATTATTACTTGCAGACATTCTTGCGGTTAATAGTGATGGACTTTATGTACATACAAAGTATGGTTATTCATTGCCAAGAAGAAATGGTAAAAACGAAGTTGTTGCTATTAGAGAAATGTGGGGATTAGAGCAAGGTGAAAAGATATTACATACTGCTCATAGAACCACAACAACACATACAGCTTGGGAAAGGTTGTTGGACTTACTAGGAAGAGCTGGAATTGAGATTACATCTTCATATCGTGCATATGGTAAAGAACACATTGAAGTCTCAACTGGCGGAATCATTGAATTTAGAACTAGAACATCAAAAGGTGGTCTAGGTGAAGGATTTGATTTGCTAGTTATAGATGAAGCACAAGAATATCAAGATGATCAAGAATCAGCTCTTAAATATGTTGTGTCAGATAGTACGAATCCACAAACATTATTCTGTGGAACACCGCCAACAACTTCATCATCAGGAACAGTATTTGTCAAAATGAGAGAAACAGTTCTTAAAGGCAAAGGAAACAATGCTGGTTGGGCTGAATGGGGTGTTGATAAACAAACTGATCCGAATGATGTTGATTCTTGGTACAAAACAAATCCAAGTTTGGGTGTAATACTAACTGAAAGAAAAATCCAAGATGAAATAGGCAATGATGATTTGGATTTTAATATTCAAAGATTAGGCTTATGGATTCAATATTCACTTAAATCTGAAATATCTGAAATGGATTGGAGCAAATTAAAGATTGAAAATGCTCCAATATTCAAAGGAAAGATATTTGTTGGAATTAAGTATGGCCAAGATGGAACTAATGTCGCAATGTCAGTTGCGGTTAAAACCAATGATTCAAAAATCTATATTGAATCAATTGATTGTAGGTCTGTTAGAAGCGGAAATGATTGGATTATATCTTGGCTATCTAAACACAAAGACAATATAACAAATGTTGTAGTAGATGGAGCTAATGGTCAAAGCATCTTAACAAAAGATATGAAAGATGCGAAACTAAAGGCTCCAATTTTGCCAACTGTAAAGGAAGTTATTATGGCATATTCAACATTTGAACAACTTGCCTTCAATGATGGAATAAGACATCACGACCAACCATCATTGACATATTGTGTAACCAATGTTGAGAAAAGAGCAATTGGTTCTAGTGGGGGATTTGGGTATAAGACATTGCTTCCAGATGGTGATATCGCATTAATGGATAGTGTGGTACTAGCAATCTGGTCTTGCTCAATCTATAAAGAAAGAAAGAAGCAAAAAATTAGTTATTAAAAGCCTCTTGAATGAGACTTTTAATATATGCGATACCACCGCTAACAATAGTGGGAGAAAGGACTCAATATGAGTGAATTTAAAGAAATTAAAACACAAGAAGAATTTGATGCAGCAATTAAGGACCGTTTAGAGAGGGCGGAAAAATCTGCAAGAGAATCAGCAGTAAAAGAATTAAATGAAAAGTATGCTGATTACGAAACTATTAAAAAGCAAAATGGTGATTATGCAGATGAAGTTTCAAAATTGAAAGAAAGCGCTAAAGAAAACGAAACAAAGCTTTCTGAAAATGGTAAGACAATTGAGGAATTAAATTCAAAAATCAAGGCTTATGAGACCGACTCAGTAAAAACGAGAATTGGCCTTGAAAACAATCTTCCTTACGAAATGATCAAGAGGATTAACGGTACAACAGAAGAAGAAATTAAAAAAGATGCCGAAGCTCTTGCTAAGTTCGTAGGTGGAGGAAATCCAGCTCCAGGCTTTTCTGGTGATCCAGCAGATGGATATGCTAAAGACAACAAGAAAAAGGCATTAATGGAGCTAGCAAAAGGACTTAAAAAAGAATAATAGGAGGAAAATTTAATGTCTACAATTGCAAAAGGAAGTCTATTTCCAGCAGAATTAGAAAAAGAAGTATTTCAAAAAGTTAAAGGCCATTCATCATTGGCTATTTTAGCTAATCAAGAACCATTACCATTCGTTGGTAAGGATATCTTCACATTTGACTTCAGTTCAGATATTTCAATCGTTGCTGAAGGCGCACAAAAACCAGCAGGAGATGCAGCTATTTCAGCTGTTAGCATGGTTCCATTAAAAGTAGTTTACGGTATGAGAGTAAACGAAGAATTTGTTTATGCAGCTGAAGAAAAGAAAGTTGAATATTTAGACAAATTTATTGATGGTTTTGCTAAAAAGTTAGGTTCAGGTCTAGATAAGATGGCTATGCACGGATTTAATCCTGCAACAAAAGCTATGTCAAGCACAATTGGAAGCAACTGTTTTGATAAAGCAGTTACAACTAATGTTGTAACATATAATTCATCAACACCAGATGCAAACATTGATTCTGCAATCACATTAATTGAAACTGGTGAATATCAAGTTAATGGTATTGCTATTTCACCAACAATGAAGGGTGCTATTGCTGCATTAACAGCAAATGGCCAAAGAAAATATCCTGATTTTGCATTTGGTGGATGCCCTGAAAATTTAGGTGCAATGAAATTAGATGCAAACATTACAGTTTCTATGAAATCAACAGATGCTGCCTTAGCTCTTGTTGGTGTTGACCATGCTATCGTTGGTGATTTCCAAAATTGTTTCAGATGGGGTATTGCTAAGGAATTACCTCTAGAAGTAATTGAATATGGTGATCCAGATGGAAACGGTGATCTAAAGAGAAACAACCAAGTTTATTTAAGATCAGAAGCTTATATTGGTTGGGCAATCATGGATGCAGCTGCATTTGCAAGAGTTAAAGTTGCAGATGAAGAAGAAGAAAACGAAGAAAACTAATTATTAGGGGGAATTAAGTGTGCCATTATATAAAAATATAAAAACAGGAGCAGTAGTTGATGTTCCTTGTGAAGTAAAAGGAGACTGGAAACTTGTAGAAAAAAATGTTTCTGCTGCTAAAACAAAAAAAGAAATAGAACCTAAAACGGTTGAAAAACCTAAAAAAGCTGAAGCAAAGAAGAAAACAAAATAATGGCTAATGAAAGACAACCATTTGCATCTTTAGAAGACTTAGGTGAATTGTGGAGAGAATTAAAAGAGAGTGAAGAGGATAAAGCTGAAAAGCTTTTATCTTTAGTCTCTGATTCTCTTAGATATGAAGCAACTAAAGTCGGAAAAGATTTAGATGCAATGGTAAGAGATAATCCTATACTTGGCTCAGTTGCTAAATCTGTAACAGTTGATGTTGTTGCTAGAGTGTTAATGACATCAACTGATTCAGAACCTTTGTCGCAATTTTCAGAGAGTGCTTTAGGATATACGGTTTCAGGAACATATTTAGTTCCTGGAGGTGGATTATTTATAAAGAAATCTGAATTGGCTAGGTTAGGTTTAAGAAGACAAAGAGTTGGATGTATTGATCTTTATGATAAAGGGAATAACGATAACTCTAATCAATAGAGTTCAAACCGGTGTGGATGATTTTAATTCACCAGTTTATACTGAACAAGAAACTTCTGTTGATAATGTCTTAGTAAGTCCAACATCATCTGATGATGTTATTGACCAATTGAATTTAACAGGAAGAAAAGCAATTTATACTTTAGGAATTCCTAAAGGTGATTCAAATGTGTGGGAAAACCAATATGTTAGATTTTTTGGAAAGAGATTCCATGTATTTTCAAGTGTTATTGAAGGAATTGAAGAAATGGTTCCTCTTAAATGGCATAAAAAAGTATATGTAGAATATTATGAACAATAAACCATTCAAACTAGAATCGGCTGGTGTAAGGGAAGTGCTTAAATCAGTTGAGATTCAATCACAATTAACCGAATATGCTAATCAAGTTAAGCAAATAGCTAATGGTGGCTCTGGCTTTGGTGGATATGATTCAGATATATATGTTGGAAAGAATAGAGCAAATGCTTCAGTATTTGCTCTTCAACAAAGAGCAATTAAGGATAATCTTGAAAACAATACTTTATTAAAAGCATTAGGTTCTATAAGAGGTAGTTAGTATGATTGAGAAAACCGTACTTGATTATTTAGATAGCGCATTGTTGGTGGATGTTGTTACTGAACAAAGTAATGCATCCACCTTTGTTTTGATAGAAAAGACAGGAAGCACAGAACAAGACCATTTGTATGTAACGACAATCGCAATACAAAGCTATGCGCAATCTATGTATAATGCTTCCGTTTTAAATGAAAGTGTTAAAGCTGCTATGAAACAAATGGAAGATGCTCTTGATTGTATTTGTAGTGTTGAAATCAACTCTGATTACAACTTCACTGATACAGCAACAAAGAGATACCGTTATCAAGCAGTATTTAATATAATCCATTATTAAAAATATTAGGAGGAAAAATAAATGGCTAATAATGCAACATTAGTTACAACCGCAAAACCAAAAGTCAGTGGCGCTATTTATCGTGCTGACATTGGTGCAAATCTTCCAACAACCGCTTCTGCAACATTGAGTAGTGATTTTGCTTGTTTAGGTTACATTTCTGAAGATGGCCTAACTAATGCAAATTCAATGGAATCAGAAAGCATTAAGTCTTGGGAAGGTGATACCGTTTATTCGGCTGAAACTAATAAAGAAGATACTTTCAAATTTAAACTAATTGAAGCTTTAAATGTTGAAGTATTAAAAACTGTTTATGGTGATGCAAATGTGTCTGGAGCATTAGAAACAGGAATTACAGTTAATGCTAATTCAACACCACAAGAATCAAAGTCTTGGGTTATTGATACTGTCTTAAATGATGGAGCTTTAAAGAGAATCGTTATTCCAAATGCTAAAGTTACATCTGTTGCTGATATTGTTTATAAGAAGAGTGAATTAGTTGGATATGAAACAACATTAACTGCTGTTCCTGATTCAGCTGCAAATACTCATTATGAATATATCTTAAAGGCAACAACAACTGGACCAGAACCAGAAGAAGATTAAGATAAGAGGAATAAAAGATGTTAGTTAAAACAGAACAAGGTTTAGAAATTGAAGTAAATGAAAATGCTTTTAACGATATGGAAGCATTAGATGCATTGGTAGAGATGGATGAAGGTAATCCTCTTGCAATGTCTAAAGTATGTAACATTCTTTTCAAAAAGCACGAAAAGAAAAAGCTATACGACTTTTATCGTAATAAACAGACAGGAAGAGTTGAACTAGAAACATTTATACCAGTAATTACTGATATAATGACTAAACTTAATACTTCTGGAAAAAACTAATTATCCTGGCCAACATGATCCGCTGTGATGAAGATGCTTTAATCTGTGATTTAGCAGAAACATATGGCATTTTTAATTATAGAGAGTTGCCAGTCAAACTTGTGGCAACTCTTAGTGTTGGTTTAAAGGATGATTCCAGAATTAAAAGAAAACTAAATAATGCAAAAATAGATAACATGACATTGTTTTTAGCTGCTATTCTTGACCATCTTAAAGTTTTGGTATGGCAAAACACAAAAAATGGTATGGAAGGTACAAACCATCCTAATAGTATTCTTAAGGAATTGTTAGGATTAACAGAAAAAACTGATGCTAATGTTAAAGTTTTTGATACAGCGGAAGATTTTGAGAATTATCGTAATTCAATAATCAATAGCATGAAGGGAGGTAACCAGTAATGGCAACAACCATAGGTAAGGCATATGTCCAAATAGTTCCAACCGCGCAAGGCATTGAAGGTTCTATCACTAAATTGCTTGGCGGTGAAACTGCAAGCGCAGGTTCTCAATCGGGTGAATCATTTGGTTCTAATATGA